TTGCCAGCCAGTCACTCAGTTGATTGAGTCCACGCGCGATCATTTCAAATACGGCCTGGCCGTTCTTGCCACTGATGAATTTCTCCAACCCTGATGTAATAGAGTCGGAGAATTTAGTGATGGATGGGCCTAATTTGCTCAACGCACTCAGGAAGGTATTGCCGATCCGGTCTGCGTTATACGACAAGCTGGAATACGCCCGCTGTAGCCCCTCCTGGGTCCCACCACCGATACCGGCATCAAGATGCTGTGACCGTTCAGCGTATTGCTGATTAAGCAACGGGAGATAGCCGCTGTTGGCCTTTATCTGGTTCATCGTGTCAGTGCCAACGAACCCCAATCCCATGTTACTTAAAACCGTCTGTACCGCACCGGTGCCTTTGTATTGCTTCGACAACTCATCGAGTTTTGTCAGCAATTTTGGCAAGTTGGCATTAACACCATCAGCGGGGTTAACCCCTAAAGCCATCAGCCCTTTATACGCGGAATTGTTCGGATCATTCTGTACAGCGGCCAGCGTTTGCATAAGGCCGTCAGTACCAGAGATTCGGGTACCATAGACGTTCTTTGCCGCCTGCAATTGCCCGGTGGTTACTCCTAACCCCTGAGAGTCACGATATTGGCTTGTTGCCTGACGAGCCATCAGACCATAGCCAAACGGTCCAGCAACACTCAGCGCTACCAGTTTTGAGCCCCATGACAAGGTTGTCGAGAACAGTCCCTTCAAAACGCCGGTTGTGGTGCTAAGCGTCCGATTAATCAGACCAAACGTTTTTAATGTCCCTTGGGCTTCTTTATTCAACCCTTTGAAGAACTTGTCGAACTGGGATTCAGGCCGGGTTGCAGGAGACTTTTTTTCTTTCTTCTCATTGCTGGGAGCGGGTACCGGTGGGTTGAACGGTGCACCGCCGGGACCGACACCAAATGCAGCTTTGAACTTTTCCGAAATCTCCTGCAACTGGCGGATCTTCTCTTCATCAATATCCAGCGTCAATACAGGCAATTGGTTTCCGGCCATTAAAGCCCTCCGGGTGGTTTGCACTTCAGCAGCTCACGTAACTGAGCTGCTGTTTTCAGGTTTAACGGCGTGTCGATGAATAATTCGCGAAAGCCTATACCGGCACAATAGTCGAGGATGTCGCTGACGAGGTGTTCTCCGTCTCGCCAGAACTGACGGGTGGCTTCGATGTCGCCAACGAATCTATCCAGGCCATAAGGCTCAATGACGTGGTTGCACTGTTCCACAGACCACTCACGACCTCCATTAACGCCTTCGCCTGATCTGACTTGTTTATCGCAGAGACGCATGTAAAAAAAACGAGTTCGCCGATCATTTCATCCAGTTCGACAACACCCTTTTCCAGCGCCACATCGAGAGGCTTGGTATCCCAGCCTTTGCCCTCGACCGGATAGACGAAGTTGGATAGGCGAATGATTTCGCCCACCAGCGTGTTACGGATGCCATCTGCCCCTTCCCATACCCCAGCATCGGTGGCTATTTTTTCCAGCATCATGTAGGCGATACGCGGCCCAACAACGGTTCCCAGCCCTTCGGTAAAGATGGCAGCAAACGTTTTGCTGAGGATCAGGAAATGCTCTTTATAGATTTCCTTGGAAATGGGCGTTGAATGGATGTATGCCGTGCCGGTCTCCGTTTCCACTGGCACGATAAGGTTCATAGCACGTGAAATTTTCATCAAAGTTCCCACATATCCGAGTTGACGTAATAGGTACCAGTCAGGGTAATAACAACGCCAGGGTCACCGCCGGCGAACGTCATATCGCCTACAGAGGTGATCGCCGTGTTGGTCATATCAAACTCACCGAACACACTGCTATCGGTATATAGGCGCACATCTCCCACGATGCCGTTCACCTCCCACTGTTTTTTGTATTGGGTCGCAAGCGCCTGGCTGCGTAACAGGTGAATCTTTGCCTGTGCCAGTATGTAGGGCTGCGGTGATTGAACAACACCGGTCATGGCCTGTAACGGCTCTACGATGTTGCCCTGGAATGAAATCTCCACCCCCTCTTTCGCAAGGTAGGAAGCAGACACATTCAACTCAGGGTGATCGGTAAATTTGGCGCTGGCCCGGACGCGGTTGAGAACGCCGGGGCTGATCATTGGATTCGGCACGGTTCAGCTCCTTTAAGCCAATTGCATGGTGACGTTGATGTTAAAGATAATTTCGGTAAACCCGCGCATAGGCGTGTAAGTTGCCGAAAGACCAGCGTAACGACCGATTTTGTAGTCGTTAGGGTTATCCTTGGTGTAGGTTTTAAAGGAAATGGCGTTAACTACCGGGGAGCCGTTTACCAGACCATACGAGGTGCCAGTGTTAAACACACCCTGTGCAACCAGTTGTAAGCGGTCGATACCATCCTGATCGTAATACAGCGGATTGATGGGGTTGTTGCTGCCGTTGATCACCGCGTTAGCCAACATCATGTCGACGTTAATCTGCACCCAGTCCACGGAGTACCAGTACGTCATATCATTGCCGTCACTGGTCACACCTTTAATAAGAATGGTGTTGGCGATCCCGCCCTCCGCCCCCGTTCCGACGTAGTTGATATTTTGCTTCGTCATCGTGGCGAGGATTGACGCTTTGGCCTGATTGGCATTCACGGCTTGCAGGAAGCGGAATGCCATTGGTGGAACCTTGTTGATCTCCGATGGCGACGCGGAGACTAAATTCCACATTACCGAAGCGGCAGCGTTCGTTGTCGGGTATGTGTCATCGTTCACAGCAATCACCGACTTGATATTGTCGTACGGCGTGAGGTAATTGCTGTCCGTCGGTACATCTGTCAACACGAAGAAATATTGCTTCGCCTCATTCGCTGTATACAGCTTCGTCAGCGTAATGAAATCCGGATCCTTATCCCAGGTTGCCGGTACCAGATACGCATAGAATGCCTTGAGTGGCTCCTCCATATAGGTTTTCAGCGCGGCCACTTCAGCCTTGACTACGCCGCCCAAATACCCCAACTCCAGCAGGTAAGTACCGACAGAATTACCCTGAGCGAAGAAAGTGTTCACCGCCGTGACCAAATCGTCACTGCCAGCCATAGCGAATGTGCCAAGCGTTGTCGGCTCACCAGACAGATCTTCAAGGGAAACCCATGTGAGCGTGTCAGGTTCCGTTAGCGTTGCCGTATAGACCCCATTCCACTTGACCGGCGAACAACCACTGACCGTTATTTCGATTTCGCTGCCAATCTCCCGCTCGATAACAACGCCATCGGGCAACGTCAGCGTCACATCAGCACCAAATGATGCCGCTTCGGCCTCCAGTGAACCAATGGCGTTTTTGACCAAATCCGTGATTTCAGAATCTTGAGTAATCAGTACCGGCACACCTGGCTTCTGTAGCGTGGACCCGACAGAAATGATGGCGGACATCTGTTGCAGATTGGACGGTGTGGCACCAATGGTCTGCGAGACGTTAACCGTAACAATGTTGTAAGCCATTATTCGACCTCGTAATTAAAGATGACTTCTTTGATGAGCTGTCTGGAAATATCGCGCGTCGTCGCCTGGTAGTAATTGACGTCAAAGTCGATGAATTTTTGTTTCGCCAGCGCGGTGATCTCAACCTGGTTGGCTTTGCCGTCAGTGACGACCGGCAGGTTGGTAATGCCAAAATTTTCATCCTCCAACGCGGAGGACACCACGTAATCGAGATAGGCCAATACATCGGCATTGCTCATGCCGTACAGCGTGACCCTCACGCGGTCCTGTACATGCTGCCAGCGGGCACTGGCGCTCATGAGTGGGGCCATCTGGAGTGGGTGGGTATCTCGTACATCAGCGACGATATACGGGGGTTTCAGGTTCGCCGGGGAAAGAAATGACGGGTAAACCGTTGCGTATTTTTTCAGGGCCAGCCAAATTGGCGTGCTGTTGGAAAGCACCAGTTCGTCAGAAATATCATCGGGGCTGTCGATGATCTGCGTCCGCATAGTGGGCAGTATCGCGGTGCCCCGGTAGTGGTAGATCCCGGACTGGGTATATCTGCTGTCCATCCGTGAAAAGGCGAATTGCGTACCGGCATACTCCCCCAGATAGATAGCGTCTGGACTTTCGGCATTGAAATCATCGATTTTTTCCGTTGGCGTGAAAATGATACTGTTCACGGCTCGGGAAACGGTCTCTGACTGTTCGGTCACTACCTGTCGGTGCAGACTGCCGTTTATCGCCACTGTGTGCAGGCTGTCAATCTCAAGGCGTACCAGTTCGTCTTTATTGATAATGGCCGCGTTCACCCAGTACACGAAACCGTCCAGCGGCAATACCTGCTTCACATAGAGGCGAAAAGTGATTTGCTGGCTGGATGAAATGGTTTCGACGGCGGACTGGAGAACTGCGGAGAGTTGAGTGCCGGTGTTTTCGGCGACTTCTTCAAGACTCGGCATCGTGATCTATCCATGCAATGAAAGAGGCTTTGAACAGGCCACCATCGATAAACGATGGACGACGAGGCCCATGCCCTTTCTTTAGGCGTGAGTTTTTCCCCTGCAACGCTGCCTGCGTAGGAACACCATCAACAGACAGCCCCTCCATTTCCCTTTGCTCAAGGAAAATATGAAAGGTACGCATGGTATCTCCCAACGCTTCGTTTACAGTAAGCGGCGCGCCGTGTTTGATGTGGTTGATAATGGCGTAAGCCACTGCCTCCCCAACCTCAGGTACTATGCTGCCCTGGTGTTCTTCCCAGAAATGAGTGAAAAGCTGGTAGTTGTTCTCCAGCTCCTGCGCGACCTCACCCGTTGTGGCTCCAGGGTTATCACCATAGTCATAAGGCATGTCGACAACACCCAGGCAAACCTTCATGGCGTATACCCCCAGAGCGGCCCCATTTCCATCAGTACGGCGACAACCTGCCTACCATATGGGTCTTGCATCATCATCAGGTCAGCCAGCGTCAGATTGCTCATAGCGTCACTGATAACCGTCGAACCTGACGTTCCCTGGTCAGAGGCTGCTGTCATCAAACCGCTAACGAGCTTCCCAAGCCCCAATTTCTTTCGAAGATCGGAAAAATAGGTGCTTGGTGGTATATCGATGGCATGGTTTAGCAATAGCGACCCAGCCGCGTTATATACCGTGACCGTGTAGATGGTCGGTAACTGGCACAATCCCATCCCGACATTCACTATTTCCAGTGCCGCGTTGTAGCAGCATTTAAACGTTGGTGAGTCGTCGGGAATGACTGTCACAGGCACGCCCATCACGCCACGGACGAACCCGAGGAACCCCTCGAACGTCGGGCGCAGTGTCGTCATTATTTTTTCACCTGAACTTTTTTATCGACTTTAAGCGGGTTGTCCTGCTCTTGGTTGATAGCGTCGCCTTTGATCTCCATCTGGATACCGTCATCCTTTGGCATTTCACCACTCTGGCGTACTGCACTGTCCACGGCGTTATTTAACGCGACAGCACTAGCCTCCAGGATTGACTGCGACATGTTGTCGAGGTTGTCGGTCTTCTGTTCCGCGTTTTCGATGATCTCGTTCTTACTCACCGTTTTTTCAATGGAATAACAGATGCCAGAGAAGTTTTTATCGACCTTGTCACGTGGCTGGAAGCCATAGGGCTCATGCTGACGAATGATGTGATCAACGACTTCAGGTGGGTACTCCAGAAGGTGCTGCGTACCGGCCTTGATCGTGACGCCAAACGATTGTGTTTTTTCTGGCAGTTTGTAATTGAAGTTATGTGATTGACGCGAGCAGTTGGCAATGAAGAGTTTCATGAATTTTCCTCAAAAAATTGGGGAGCAAAAGCTCCCCAGTTCGATCTGAAATGAAAAATGGTGTTATTACGCGTACTTCGCGGAAAGCAATGTCACGCCTTCAGCGCGGAAGTTCCAGCCTGGTGTTGAACGCAGGGTGTACAGCGTGGTAAGACCACCATCCGGCATTGGTGATGGGATTTCAGTCGGTGCGGCCACGTCGCAGAACATCACGTTCACTGCCTGCTGGTTTGGCGTTAACGTGGCGAAAATGTTGGTATTGATGTCCTGGCGAGCCTCAGGCACAACTAACTCAGGGTTAGTGATGACAATGAGGTCATTACCACCAGCACCTTTCCCAATCAACGTATCGTCCTGACAGAAAACAACATCGTCGCCACTGGCATCACCGGCAATCGTTTTCACCATCGTTCCGACAGTTGCAGTACCGGCACCTGGGCGTTGATAGCTGGTCAATTCAACAACACCGGTCCACTCCAGCGCCTTCATGAACCGCTGCGGGCAAAGAACAACGGTCGTCAGGGGTTGGCCCAGTAACATCATGCGCGTCTTCTGGTCGGCGATCAGACCAAGGACAAACTTCGCCATCTCGCCAGAATCCCACGTGGTGTAGGCATCGTTGCCCTGGCTATCACTGCCAAGGTTCAGCGTTGTCGCGTTCGGTGAGTTGGTGATGCCCTCGTTATTGGACGCCTTCACACCATACAGCAGCATATTGCGCAATTGCTGGGCATGACCCTGCCGGTTAGCCAGGCGCAGACCATCTACCAGTGAATACCCCCAGCGGCTAGCAGCATCAGTATCGAAATGGCTGTACTGAGAACGCGTTGAAATACGGTACGTCATCATCTGATCGTAACCGCCAGTGATACTGGCAGACGGCAATTGACCGGGTACAGACTGATCAACATGCGCCTGTGTGGTTGCACGCAAGTATTTCTGGTAAACCACAAGGTCGCTGGACCCGATTTTTACCGTAGGAGCCGAACCCGGCAAGATATCGAATGCGCCAGAAGCCATGCTGTATTGCATGATAATTTCCGGCAGCATCATGGAAGGGCTTACCGTAGTAATCCCTGGGGCGAATGCACTCATTACTGACTCCTTAGATCAAGAACAGGCCGCACGGCTTGTCGTTTTCCCAGACCACGTTGCCGCCGGCCTCTTTTTTCACCGTCAGGTTTCCTTGTTGGGAAACCATCAGCAATTTGATGTTCACTTTAGGGTTGCCAGATGAACCACTGGAATAGACGTCAATAACGTTATTCGTCATATCCCACACAAAGCCATCCGAGCCAACGGGCTCACTTCCACTGTTTGCCAACGCAGCAACAGCCGCACTGATTGGCAAAGGAATACGTGCCATCGAGCCGAGCCGGTAGTAATGGACCGACCCACCAGCCAGAAACAGCGGCACAGGATTGCCTGCGGTGGTAATGCCGTGGTGTGCCTGGTTAAACACCGTGAACGCGTTACACACGGATGCAGAGGCCTTCTTGATAGCGGAGCCAGCCACGTTTTCAGTAGAGTTGGAAATGCACTCCATCACACCGATACCACCCCACACCGGGGCATCCAGACTTTCGTCCAGCGAACCGGAGCAAAGCTGCAAACGTACCGCCGGGTCGTCCTGAGCGTCCCCCTGCGTCAGGCCGCGAGACTCGACGTTAAACAGTCCGGAAAACGCACCCTGTGTTTTGAAGGGTTGGAAATTAATGTCGGCCATTGTTCAGGCTCCCTTGTGTGTTGATTTTGGAAAGTACACGGGCCGGCGTTTTAAATGCTCCAAGCCATACATTCGGATCGCCCTGGTATTCAGTGATTTGGCGACCCGCCTCGTCGCTCCGGACGCGTTTATGCAACTGCCCCTGTGTATTATTCATTTCTTCATCAATGGTCTTACGGGCATCGCTATAGATTGCCTTTTCAATTACACCCAGTACGGCAGAGTCAGAAACTGCACGGATATTGACGTCCTTATGCTCTGGGGAATATTTCTGGAGGGCGATCAACGCACGCTTACGGAAATCCAACGCTTTTTCGCCTGAAAATGGCTCAGGAGCACGCTTGCCGACAGCCTGGTATGCAGAATCACAACGAACACGTGCATCAGTCATCGCTGAATCCTCCCGTGCATTTTCTTCCGCATCCTGCTTTGCTTTTTCCTCTGCGTCAGATCGGGCTTTTTCCTCGTCTTCCTGTTTTTTAGCCTCAGCGTCTTCGGCGTCCTGACGCTCTTTTTCAGCGGCATCCTGTTTCGCTTTTTCTTCTGCGTCAGCCTTTTCCTTTTCGTCAGCATCCTGCTTGGCTTTCTCATCGGCATCAGAACGGGCTTTGAACCCCTGCTCCAGCGAGTCCATACGTGCTGCGATTGTCTGGAACTGTTGCCCAACGCCACCAAGAGCGTCACTGACGGCTTTTTGGAGAAGCGTTTGAAGCTCTTCTTTTTCCATTTCTATTTCACCTTTATTGGTAACCTCGACACCCTCAGGGATGCCATCTTTATCCCAGACTCCAAGAGAGCCGTGGTCCTTTGTAACAACTGCGATGTGATCCAACAGGAAAGGGACACCTTCAATATAAAAATTGGTATCGCCTTCTTTTTGTTCGAGACACCCGGACTCACCACCGAAAATGACTGAGGGGCTGGTAGACGTCTTTTCTTTGACGATCATTTCAACAACCTCTCTGACGTATATTCGAACGACCGCCCAAACCTCATCACCTCGGATATACGGCAGCATGACGCTACCGACGCTCCGTTTTTTAAATTCCGCCTCGCTCATTGGAGCTTCTTCTGCATGATCCCAAAGCACCGGAAGTCCGTTACAACGGAGGAGAAACTCATCATTCAGATAAATCAGCGGGTCACGCCAAACGAACTCCTTAAGCCCTGACCTGTACGCTGTACCCGTCCCCGTTATGCGCAGATTCACCAACCACATATTTGAGAACTGGACAGGGGATGGCAGTGTTCCATCGCGAATGCGCTGTGCCGCTTCAAACTCGGTTAAATTCACGTTTTCCCTTCTCCGTTAAAAATTCATCGGGCAGCTTCTGTGGGGCGTAAATGGGAAATGCCTGGCAACTGCAATAAACTTCCTCCCCGGCTGCGGTGATTTCGTCGTAATAACCGTGTACGGGTTTAATCAGCCCTTGCTCAAGTGCCCATGAGTCACGCAGCAGATAGATATGCTCATCGCGTTCCTTGTGGTCCTCACGGTAGTCATAGCCGGGACGCCGCCAGTTCGAGTGCCATTTAAGTGCAATAGCTCCACCCTGAACGGAAAGCAGATACTTAACGTTACTGGCAAGCTTATGGCCCTGGTCGATCGCCACGCGGCGACTGATGAAGTCCATGTCGGAAATGGATTTTCGCAATGCTGATTTGCGGGCATTTTTATCGATATCACTCACACCATCCGGCGGTATCGATGTGACCCACCCCTGAAAGCGCTGAACAGTTCTTTCGATGGCTTGCTCTCGGTTGAGTTTTATTAGATTGGCGCTGGCGAATATTCGGCGGTTGAGTTCCTGTCGAAACTCTGGTTTCAGTTTGTCTAGAGTGACTTTCTTAGGGCCGTCTGCGGGTTGGTCCCGTAATGCACCACCATGGATAACAAGGCGGCTGTATATGGCGGTGAGGTGGTTACGTGCTACATCGTCGCTGGGTGCTTGCCTACTGGCAGCAATGCGCAGTTTTTTGCACCAGCCGAGCAGTGACTCTTCCGAATCCCACCCATTATCGACATAGTAGTTAACCGCATCGGTCAGGACTTCATAGAGCGTCTTGACGCGCTTCCTCTTGCCCGCCTGGCTGGATGTTGCCATTGGGCTGCTCCGGAGGTGGTGGAATGTAATTAGCCAGGGCTTTCATATCGATGAGTAGCGGAACGTCACCGTAGGTCTGAGTAGCATTGACGATATTTGCTAGCCACTCAGCCAGTGTTGCCCGGTTCTCGGGATCGAAGTTTTTTTCCAGCGAGACGTACACCGCCGAAGCCTGCTGGATCACCTTGCTATCGCTTTCCCGGCGCTTATCAGGGGACTCTTCCACCAGTTCCTGCCATTTAGCGCTAAACTCTCGACGCCACAGATAGAAAGTGGTTTTGTAATCCTCCGTTATAACGTCGGGGAAGTCGTCTTTCAGCGCGTTGAAGAAATCCTCGTTCCAGGCGATGTACTGCACCAAGCGTTCGAAGTAATCCATCACCGGTTCAATCTGCTGACGCACACCGTCGACATACTGGCTGATGGCTTTCGAGTCCTCTGAACCTTCACTCCACCCAGTGGAAAATGCCTCCTCCTTAATCAGGACGGCGGGCACGTCACTACCGGAGGCGATATCTGAAATGATGTTGTCACGCGCCGCATTCAGAGCCTTGTCGATGTTTTGCAGATTCAGAGACTCGACATCATCACCTGTGCCAATATTGATAACGCCACCAGTTCGGGCGATTTTTACAATTTCCCTTTTGGCTTTCGCTGCCGCAGCCATGATGCCGCTTATAACGGAACCGTTCTGCGCAGTTTTTGCCACCAGCACACCAGCCTTCTGACTGACGAGATCGTTGGCATTCATCGTGCCGATGTACGACTTCATCGGAAATAAGACACGCTGGAATACACTGCGACCTGTAAAGCCGAAGGCTGAATTTTGATACTCCAGATAAATCGGCGTGCCGTTGAAGATTTTCATCGTTCGCGAGTGGTGCCAGTTTTTACCCGTAATTTTCAACGTCCGGTTTGCTTGCTGGAAATATTTGCTGTTCGGGTTCTGGTCAGTGACCATAGAGCCGGCAGCATTGAGCGGATCCCAAACGTTGATATAAACGTCGTCCTCTTCCAGCCCGAAAGTGGGTAGTTCATCCTTGCATGACACACCATCCGTTCCCACACCGATAGCCGCCGCGCCATAACACCGGGATATAAAGAAAAGGTTTTTCACCTTGTCATTCATCCCCATGCGTTCCCAGACAGCCATAAACTGACGAATAACACGCTCATCGGGATCGGTATCAACGTTGTATTGCCGGGGTTTGCACATCGCCATAGTGATTGGCTTCTCCACCAGCTTTCCACCGAGAGGGTGGTACATCCAGAGAAGTTTGCAGAGATCGTAACCAACGTCAGTACCGGGTTGTATCTCATCAGAGTCCAGTATCTTCGTCAGCTCAGAACTCATGTTGTTGTTGATCTGAATTTCTGCCATTACAGAAGTCCCTGTGTTATAGCGCTTCGTAGTTTCCGAATGCGATGATCAGGCCATACGTGTAGCAGTCGAAAAGGTCATCAGCGCGTTTGTGCGCTTTGGGATCAGCCAGGTGGAATCCTGCGATTTGCTTAATGAGGTGATTAGCTGTGCTCTGCTTGAACGTTGCCGTCTTGTCATAGGCTTCTTGGGTAATTTTGCATTTCCCCCGATAATGATGGCCGGATGCCATCACTGCTCGTTCATCTTTCCCTTTACCGGTAAGCGCTGATTTTATTGGGGTCATCTGCCAACCTTCAGTTTCAGCCTTCTGGTTGAGGATTGCGCCCATTGCAGCGTCTTCCATAAATACCCCCTGACTACCCAAGCGGGGACGGCATATGCTCTCAAGTCGGCTTAGGTTGTCGTATACGCTAGGCATATACTCAGGTAGTAACGAGGCTTTGATTTGGGTGATATCCCAATCGATGATCGTCAGGCGTGGCTCAGCGTAAGTTTGTTCGTAGGCGAAATATACGAAGCCAGTGCCATCGTTTTCCGTACCACCTTTAAGGGCGGTATCACCGATGGCAAACACCATGTCGCAGGTTGTTGGTATGCCAACAGGTAGTTCATCAATCAATAGCTTATCAATGTCCAAGAGCGCATCCTTCGACCAGTCTATAAATTCCGCGTCAAACTCCTGCTGAAACACGCGGGGATCATTACTTTTTCGTTCTTTTTCCAGCTCATCAGGTGGTACGTATGGATTACTCGACGTTGGCGCGTGGTGTTCATGGAATCCCAACGATTTATCGTGACAAATGGCGTAGAAAAAGTTGGTTTCATCAATACCGTTCGGCGTTGAAAATACCCATGCCCGGCCCCGGCGCGTCAACAACGTTGGTTTTATGGATTTCGGCCATATCTCCTCCAGCATTTCCACTAACTTGGTAAACGCGGCCTCATCGATAAGCACCATGTCATATTCACGACCACGCCCCGCCAGCACATTGTTATTCGTTACCCAAAAATCGATACGAGCACCGTTTTTTAGACGAATGATGCCCTTCGTGCTGGATTTACGTTTGATCAGGGGTTCTAACAATTCGACCAGCTTGTCGAATATTTCCGACTGCTGTTTGTATTCCGCCGTGAAGATGCCAACTCGGCCACCTTCCAAAACTCCAGTGCCCGTCTGTTTAAATAGGGATGTAACGTAAGATATGGCAATAATCACCAAAATCTCAGTTTTCCCCCAGCGACGGCCACAGCGCACCACGTTGTATTGATGCTGGCTCCCCTCAGTCCAAATCTCTTTTTGCTTTTCATGCAGTTCAGGGATAAAGATTTCTCTCACTCTTCATCCTCCGTCGAACCATCCTGATGGCCCATTTCTGGCTGCTGTGCCGCTCCTGGAATTTTTAACGTGTTGTGGATCACAATGGTGTCGTTGCCATCTCCCCCATTACGGATGCTTTCTATTTCAACGCGCAATTTTTCGTTGGCGAGTTGTAGACGTTCAATATCCAGTGACTGAAGCTGTTCACTGCGACGATGGGACAGCAGTTGCAACAATTGTGCGCGTGCGGCCTTTTTATCCTCGGAAAGGATTTCAATGCCGAATTTGCTTTCTTTCACACCTGCAAATAATTGACGTTCAGCACCATCCAGATCGCGGGTATCAGCAAAGAAGGTTTCCCCAATACCCTCGCCATTGCAGCGAGGGCAATCAGGATTAGGGTCCATATTCTCAACAAAGCCAATACCACCAGAAAAGTCGGGAGGAGGCTTATCATCAGCCTCGGATTTTTCCTCAGACTTCAATTGCTCATCCAGATCGCGCCACTGGTATTTGTAGCCTTCGCCCCAACAATGTCGGCAGTTAACTCGGCGGTACTGAGCTAGTGCGTTTGGGTCAGCATTGATGATGGCAACAAGCTGATTGATGAGGTCATCGAATTCGACCTGGTAGCGTTTCGCAACTTTCTTTTCGAGGTCACGAATAGCGCGTTGAACCTTATCCTTTCTGTACAGCCGACTGGCCCCCACGTACGCCGTATTTCCTTCACCTTCGAATTCAGCCAGCCTGTACGCCTCAACCCTGCATCTGGTTTTAACGAACCAGTACGCAAACCAGGCCTGCTGCCGTGTTAAGCCATATTCGTCAGGATCAATGGATAGCTCGGTATCGTTGCTCTCAGAGGGGGTTTCAGACCGTTTTTCCGTCCGTCCATTTTTCCGACCGACCGTCCGACCGTTTTTATTTTGGACGGAAGTTTTGGACGGAGATTTGGTCGGTTTTTTTTGACGCACCCAACCGTTCTTTCGCGCCATGTCCACCAGTGTGGATTTGGCTATGCCGTGCTTTATTGCCACCTTCTCGATGGAGATTTCGCCGGCACAGTAATCGCGTTTCAGTGCCTCCATATCCATCGCGGACTACCTCTTGTCTACTCCTTGCGGTAAAACGCGTAACTGCCTATACCGTCCCGACCAAGATCGCTTTCAATCATGTTGTGTTCAGCCAAGCGGAACCCCTGCTGCCGGAACCAATCAATCAGCCCGTCGTGCGTCCAATACCAGATATGCTCGTCACGCCTGAAATGGCGAGAGCGTAAGATGTGTTCAGCACTGCAAAAAATCGGCACAGAAACAAACACCCACTGCCTCGCTTGAGCAACAGCTACGTCTGGCCTATCAATGTGTTCAAGGCTGTCCCAGAACGTCAGCGCTGCATGACGCTTCGCATAGAGGTCAGCCCATAGTCCGCGCTCTTTCAGCCACTTAATCCCGGCAGGATTGACATCAAAGCCCTTCGCTTCAGGCCTCGTCTCTACAAATTGGCCGCTACCAATACCAACATCAAGCACGCTAACACCCCGGCAATAGCGCTCTACCAATCGAATACGTGACGCGGTCAATTCACGCCCCATTGGCGTATCAGCCAATTGTTGATAACGGGAGAAATAGTTTTCGTCGTAAGGTCGCTGCTCTGGCACAGGAAAACGACCAATCCCCAGCTCCGGTAACCACACAAGACCGGTTTTCATTTCGTCTTCGAAGGTTTTCATGCCGCTATCCGTTTCCTTGCCTCAAACCAAACATTATTGATGAACGACCGCACCAAGTCGGGCAGGTTGCTTATCGTTTTATCGCAGCCATGCTTCATTTCCTGACAGCGGCAATAGTTGTCCGGATAGACAAAAAGCGCTTTCGACAAATCCATGCACCGGCCGTCTGTTATCTTGCTGTGGTGATTATTGCCGCCATTGCCGCCTTGCAGACAGATCATCGGTTTCTGATAAGCCAATGCTGCATGAGAGATGACGCAAGCGCCGGTCAGAACAATGTCAGCCCTTTCCACCAGCGCCAGCATCTGGGTTATCGTCAGTTCACCGTTGTGCAGTTTTCTATGTGCAAACGGTTCGCAGTCCGGGATCCACTCCAGACCAGTCGCATTGTCCGCAATGCTGATTACATGGAACCCACGTAAAGCCAGCATCTTTGCTACCGCGTCGACGTACTCGTTGAGAGGACCACGGCTGGCGTTATGCCACTCCGTGCGCTCTGTTGTTGGCCTGATGAGCGCTATCGGCTTACCGTTGGGTAGGGAAATTGCTGGCGCAGGGAAATGTGGGAGATCCATTTCCGCCGGCTTGATGCCGAATTGCTGTTCCATAGCATCAAATATGCTGCCAGCCTGAAGATGGCCATTCCCATAAAAAATGCGCTTGCACGGAACACCTGGCGGTTCACGTTCGAAAATGACACTGCTAGCCTGCTCATTTTTGCGCTGGGTGCGTAAGGGCGTATTTGTTCGAACAAAGTGCAGATTATCGATACCGGCATATATTTCTGGTAATGGTGTCTTTAACCAGACTTCGTGACCTTTATTCACCAACGCCTTAATAAAACAACGCTGATTGATGTTATCGCCGATGCCGTGCATCCCATCGAAATAGAGTTTTTCAGGCATGAAATAAATTCTCAGGTGTGTTTTTAGGGAAACAAGTTAAAGCGGTGTGCCGGGAGCAATTGATTATTTCCACGTCGGGTAGGTTTTTATCCAATGCTGAAAACTCACGATGCCATCGCTCGACTTCTTGATGTGTGGGGTTATGCATTTTGTCAGGATGTTCACCATGCCAATGTAGGCCGTTATCCAGTGAGCAGTCATACCCCAACAGGATGACCCGCCGAGCACCGAGGTATTCTGCAAGCTGTATAGCTCGTTGCCCTGAATTAAACGAACCGGCATCACCAGGCACAAATAGATTCAGTCCGTAGTGGGTTTGGGCTCTTGGACTGGCTGTCCACCTCTCAGCGGGTATATCCAGCAGGCCGTGGTACTTATCCCACCAGGAAAAGTCAGCAGCAAACAAATAGCGGCACTCTGGAACCAAACGCCAGCTGCTATTCACCGCAATTATGGGATATCCAGATTTAACAGCCAGTAGGCAATCTGAGCGCGTCAATGACGGGCCACTGGCAATACAAACCATTGTCAAAGGTGCCATGTCATCTACGCCATACGAATGCATTATCGATGGCCCTCGGAAAGGCCACCTGTAATGCTATTCGCCTAAATCACGTCGTGGGTGCTTTCCATTTTCGTCAGCAGCCATGTTGTAGTATTCCCATGCCTTACCATGTTCATATTTCAGCTGCTCGTCATTCAGCGCTGATACGGCAAGCTGAAACAACGGCTCGTATCCCTCTCGGATAGCGCCAGTGATGTACTCAATTTTTTCCGCTCGCTCCATATCGCTCATTGATTCCCCTTAGCGGCTTCTCGCCACTGAATTAGCGTGGTCACTTGGCCGGCGCAGATTGATAAAGCTGTTTTCAGTGCCAGCGAATAGCTGCCAGCATCACCCCAGGTATCACCTTGCAGCGTTGGCTGTTTGCAGGGTTTGAATACTGACTCAGGGGGTAACAGAACGATTTGCACTGGCGGCGGAGGTATCCGTTCCGCGCAGGAGGTCAAGAACAGCATCAGGCATGCGCTCAGCAGCACATTTGTTGTTTTTAATCGCATCCTGGTACTTCCTCTGGTAGATTTCGCCCTGCTGGCGCAGTTGCTGCTCTCTCTGTTGCTGTTCGGCCATCAGCTTGCGGTTACGGGCGTCCTGTTCCTGCATGGTGGCGATCAGTCCGGCCTGCTGCGCCAGCGTTTTTTTCTGTTCTGAAACCTGCTGATGTGCCAACTCCAACCGATTCGACAACAGCACGCTGTAACTCCCCAGGCAGATAGATACCCCCAACAAAAGCAACAATCCCCCGCTGGTCAGTTTAGATAACCAGCCATTCATGCCAGTATCTGGCGTGCGCGATCAAAACGCTCTTGGCGGTCAGCCAGACCATTCTTTCCGCCATTGATCAGCAACGTTACCCGCTCGACGTCGTCGGCATATTGTCCGCAATTGCGTGATTTCCAGAACCAGCCAGCGGAGCGCATGGCGTATTCGTCTTGTTCCAGCAGATCCGGCACCAAAACCAAATCCGTTTTAATACCAGCACTACAAGTCCGATAATTTTCCAGGCCAGTTACCTGGATCAGGCCGCGTCCGCGATATTTCCAGCCATCCCCCGAACCTTTATTGCCCAAGCGTCCGCCATAGACCAAATTAGCGATCGCAGCCTGCCGGTTAGCCGGCACCACCGTTTCTCCTTTTTGACGCCCAAGCATCCCGCATTGATCCGCTGTCAGCCGGTTTCCGAATGTGGATTGCAAACCAGCTACGCTGTAGTTGAAAGATTCCGCTATAGCGGAAAAACCTGCCGATTCATGGCCGACTTGGGCGATGAACATTGCCTGCTCAACCGGTGAAGCGATCCCGAATTCTGAGAAAGTCGCTTCCAAATGCTCAAACCAGCGCGTGGCTAATCCGGCAGCAATACCAGCCGCCTCTTTGAATTGGTCTTTTGTCATAATTTTATCTCGAGAAAGGTTTTGCCAAGGCCATGACGTTGCCGCGTGAAGCAATCACCGCAACGCAGAACGCCATGTTGATTAATGTTTCTGACCAGTTCGAATAGTGATAATCGCCCGTCAGAATACGGATGGTCACTGAGGCACTGGCCACAATCAGCAACCAGGCACAGAACGCTGCAAAAGGTCGATGAGTCGCGCCATTACGGCGATACAGCATCATGCGGGCGGCTATCACCGCGCAGGTGATGGCATTCACGATTAAGAGGTATTCATTTAGCATCGCTCCCCCCTCGCCGGAATCGGTCGAAGAACCCTGTAGGGTTTTGACTCGCTGACATCAGAAGCCGGACGGCTATTGCAGAAGCCACCAGCGCACC